TGCAGCATTAGCTGAAGAAGATTAAGGAGAAATATATGGATATTAATTTAAGTTTATCACTGGAAGAGGTTAATGGCATTATGGCAGCACTAGGTCAAATGCCGTTCGGTCAAGTTGAACCTCTTGTTAACAAAATTCGCCAACAAGCGATTCCCCAGGCTCAAGCAATTCAAGAGGCCAACCAGGAAGTAGAAGCAGTAACACCTAAAACTAAGTAATTAGTTAGGCGCAAAAAGAAACCCACCTTAATCGGTGGGTTTTCGTTTTATACAGTACGGACGTTTTGATATTGTAATCTAATTAAAACCGGGTCATCATTTCTTGGTTCAGATTTTGCCACCATTTGATTTCCTTTATTTCCACCACCAACCATATTGTTATTATTAACAATTACAGGAGCCGCTGAAACTTGTGACGATTGTGTTTTTAGGTCTTGGTTTTGAGAAATAGAAGAATTTATTCTATCCGATAATTGATTAGTTTCTATCTTGGACAACTTTTCAGCATGTTTAAGGCGGTCTCCAATAGATTTTGCCTTTTCTTCGGCCGAAGGCCTTTCATATTCGTGCATTATTACTTCAGTGGCTTCTTCCTTAGTTTTCGTATTCCTGAGTGAAGTTCCAGCTTCACGTTCTTTTGCTTGTAATTCATGGCTAACAAATTTTAATTGGTCTAAGAATGATGAGCCCTCTATCTCTTTGCCCATAAATTCTTTAAATTTACCACGCCGATATGTATCCCATTGAGCGAGACCATACATACCTATACCATTTTCCTCATTAGGATCGAGTCCGGATTCATATTTTAAATTGGCAACAATACCCGTGGCCTGTTCTTTTGTCCAACCACCACCTTCTAGTGATTGAAAAAACTCTAAAGCCATTTTCTCACGTTCTGCAACTGAACTGGGATTATCATCGCTCCATGTTTTACTTTCAGCTAAACCTTTTTTAATCCACGCAGGCAATGGAGTTGGTATTTTTGCCTCTGTGAGCGGAGTAGCATCTGTATTTTGTTTAATCGCCGCTCTATTTCCATCCCTATCTTTTTTGGAATATTTCTCCATGCGACTGCTTCTTTCTTTTATCATTTTAGGGTCGGTTTGATATGCTTGAACTTTTTCAACAAATTCCTTTGTATAAAATTTTTGTTTTTTTCCACTAGCATCGGTTCGAGTTTCAATATACGGTTTTTTCTCTTTATTGAAATCTTGGGCGGCCACAATTTCTGATTCATATCTATCAATGTTAGCTCGTATTGTTCTCTGTTCTCGTTGGTCTGTTGCATCCTTAAGTTGCTGTTGTACTTTTGCAGGCAGTAATTTCCATGCAACGTAGGCAGCTACACTGGCAGCAACGACTGTTAAAAACGCTTCAGAAACAACGACAGCTGCCAACCAACCTAATAATCTAGGTAACATACTTGACAACAAACTTCCTAAAGCTACACCTCCAGCTATATCCATTACAGATAGTCCCTTTTCTGGTGTTTTTTCTAATTTGTGTTTTTTATCTTCTTTTTTGCCGAATAATTCTTCTAATTTTTTACGGTTTTCGTAAGCTTGTTCTTCATCAAAGTTTTCTTTAATTTCAGCATTTTTAACTTGTTCTAAATGAATAGCTCTAGTTAAATTATATAATTTAGCCATAATATCGGCCATACCATCACCATGTTTAACAGGTTGTAACCTACCGGCACCCACTCTTGTATGGTACACTCCATCACTATTGCCTTTGCCTTCGTGTTGTTGTCCATCAGAATAACCACCAGACATTCGATTACCTGAAAAATACGCAATATCTTTATTTGAGCGACGCATTAACCGGCCCATAGCAGATGTAATCATTGGACTATTAAATGACATCAATCTAATAATGTTTAGGGGGTCAACTTTACTTTTAAGTCTTGTGGCTGCGGCTTCCAATTTCATCTTTGAAGCTTCAGATAAAGACGCACCAAAACTTTGGTCTTTATTCAACATCAATCGTGATGTTAATCGACCTAAACTTGTATTCCCTATTCTGCCTGCGGTTCTATATTCCATTTTGTTTACCTATTAGAATTTTTTTGTTTTATTTTTTCGTTTTCCATTTCAATATAATTAATTAACATAGTAACGTATATGTCCCTTTCCCACGGTATCATTTGTTCCAATTCTGTCAAACTATACTTATGGTGTTGCATCAATGAGAAGTTAGTTCTATAATAACTTCCCAAATTCTCGTGCGAAAGGCTTAAACGAAAAAACTTTCAATGTTCTCCACTTTTATTTCATGTTCATAACCACATTTTTTACAATTTACTTTTGCTTCTTTTTTCAATACTGGTAGATTTTTAAAATGTTCTTCAATTTTCTGAAATTGTTCTTGTGTTAGAGCATCAAGAAATTCAACCAATTCTTCTTTTGGGGTTTCATGTGCATAATTTAATGTATCACCTTCAAAAATATAATCAATAGAATTTATAATAATATCCAAAAATAAATCAGATAAATCTATATCTTCTTTTATGGATGAATATAATGAAAAATCGGGATATTTGAATTTAATACCAATATCTGAATTAATCATTACCACATCACTATAATTTTCTATATTTTCTAGTTGAACATCCAATAAATTAAATTCAACATCTAAATTACCACCACACACTGTACCTTCAACTTCATTTTCACATTTATATTTAAGTTCAACAATTTCACCAATTGACCTGGCTCTTAGATGAAGAAAATAATATTCAATGTCCAATATTGGAAGTTTATCAATTTCTATTTTAGAAATAGTACAATTTTGTAATACTTGTTTAATTGCGCGGATAATTGTATCTTTATCGCTGGCTTCATTTGCCATTAGCAATATCTTTTGTTCTTTTACTAAGAACGGCCTAAACGTAACCTTCAGTTTAGACAGAGGTAAATCCACCTCAAAGGTTGGTACATCAATACGAGGTAATGCCATAAGTACTCCTTCAAATCAAAAATATTAAATAGTTGTCCTTGTTAACGATGGTATTGTTTGTTTAGACGAATTTACACTAGAAGCGGTTTGGTCCATAATAGTGTCCAAATTGCCACGTCCTTGTGAGTTTATCAAAGACGATAATGTTTGTGTACTACCAATTGATGGTATAATAGAGGTTGCTGCGCCAGCAACACCCAATATAGCATAAGGATTTCCTTTAGATACAGCTTTAGAACCACTGTAAATTAAAGCGCCTGCTTGAATGATTGCGGCCAAATTATAACCATTTGGTTTTGGTCCTTCAGCTGCATATTCAATATTTTCCATTGGTAACCTTTCCCAACTAGTATAAGCAAAGGTAACACTCAATTTATGATATGTACTATTATTAGACCAATCCAAATCCAATTGGTTCACTGATATCGGGAAAGCATCTACCAATTTCACTTTATATGGTTTTTTGAATTGCCTATCAAATTGGTCTATTTCAATAGTTGTAGCATAATTTTCTTTATATTCGAAGTTCCATTTTGATGATGGATTAATCAATTCCAACCAACCATCAAAAAATGTTTTTTCAGCCATACTGCCAGAACATATAAATGTCATAACAATATCTTCATATGTTGTTTGGTATGGAAACTTTTCTGAGGGGCCGTAAATTCTTAAATCAGAAGTAGCTAATGTACGTCCTGGTAAAGTGGTTGATTCACACCTGAAAGCCAATTCACCGGCCGTCATCAATGACATTATCGAACCTGGCGGAGTAATCACCACCCTAAAATCTGAAGGTATAGCAAGGTCTCTATTTAAACTTGCTCGAATATTGTTAGGAGATGGGAAAGGAGGCTCACCAACCGGAACTGGGTTTAAATTTATATCTGTATCTGCCATTACGTTTGTCCTATTGTCGTTACGGTATTAGCATGTTGACCTTGGCTTCCATATTTAATTTGATTCATCGATTCTTGCCAAACTTCTCTAGCTGTTGCCTTTTGGAACTGTTGTGTAGGCAAGAACACTGCTGTTTCCCACTCATGTGGTTGTACCATTAAAATCTTGCTGGCTATACGAGGATACAAATAACGTTTTAAACAAGGCCTAAATTCTCTGTATCGTTTAGTAGCATCTAAAATTTCATAACTAATTCTTACTTTAACTGGGTCATCATTCTGATTTACCACAGCTCTATCCATCAATTTGTCCATAAATCCAGCTCGGATTTTAGGTGGAATATAATGTAAATTCAAACCCAAGAACCCATCGTTATATCTCTCAAGTGGAATAACTAAAGGGAACGCATCCCAATAGTCTAACCTGTCGGCTGTTTTAGCATTATAATAAAAATAATACAAACCACCAATCAGAAATCTGTTAGTGTGTCTATCTGTTTCTTTTCCAATCTGATTAGCCAAAGCAATCGGATTACGTAGATTGTTTATCTTACTGACAAACCATTTATAAGAATCAATTGAATATTTGTGATAATCATATTGACTCCTCTGACTGGTTAAATCTGTTAATTTTGATATTGTTTTTGTAGGTGTCATCATCTATTTATGTTATAATCCCAAGTGTTCCTCAGTTAAGATTTTGAATTCCCAACCTCGGTCATTACAAAATTCCGTAGCAGCTTTCCATTTGGCCTGATTGACAGACCATGTCACAACTTCATTAATATATTGTTTTGTAATTCTCTTCTTAACCTGTGGTTCCGTTGCCTGTTTTTTAGGCTTAACTTCCCATAAAAAAGATTTAAGTTTACCATCTACTGTCTTTACTTGTACATAAAAATCAACAAAATAACGGTGCCACTTGCCATCAGCTGGAGATTTGTATGGAACAATGATTTCTTCAGATGACCATGACACCACATTTGAGTTTTTATCAAGCCATAACATGACTTTTTTCTCCCATGAAGAACGGTAGGTAATATTTTTATAATTACCTTTATACTTTTGTGGGTTTATTGGGGTATATGTGCCGGAATATCTCATAAATAGTATATATATTAAATTCAAATAGATAAAACACAAAATGGCATCTTATAGTTCACAACCACAACAATCTGTTCCACTTAATACTGTGGCTCAAGGCCCTTTACGTGAGTTATATTCAAACGAATATGATTTTGAAAATTTATTTTATCCTAGAAACCTGAATTCTGATACCCGCGGCCATTATATTAACTTTTATATAAATGTCGCAGATTCTACTTCAGAACAGGAATCTATTTATAGTGGATATGAATATGTTTCAAATACCGCTACCATTTCAGGCAGAACGGGAGTAAACTCCGCACAATCCGCTTCAGGAGAAACTTCACTTGGTGGTGCTCTACTTATACGCAAAACAAAAAGAATTACATCAGCTATAGCATTATATATGCCTGAGACGGTTAATGTGTCATATAATGCCAATTGGCAATCCGATAGTTTAACTGATGCTATGGGTAAGGCTGGTTTAGCTGCAGATATAACCAAAACAATTTCTTCTGCTTATGCCAACAAATCTTTGAGTAGTTTGGCGCCATATGCCGCTGGTGCCGGAGCAAAGATAGGAGAAAAACTTGGTATTGTTGGTAATGGCGCTACTGATTTTGCTTTATTTACACAAGGATACGCATTAAATCCAAGATTAGAAGTTTTATTCAAAGGCACAGATATGCGCCATTTTCAATTTGACTTCTTATTTTCACCATTCAGTGCTCAAGAATCGACCAATGTGGAAAACATTATTAAAATGTTCAGATATCATCAAGCACCCGAAATCAATACAAATGATTATGGTTTACTATTTGTTCCGCCAAGTGAATTTGATATTGATTTCTTAAAAGATGGCCAGATTAATAGTAAGATTCATCAAATTGGCACCTGTGTTCTTTCTGGTATGAATGTTGATTATGCACCATTTGGTTGGTCAACATTCGAAGACGGTTCTCCTACAAACATTAGAATGACATTACAATTTATGGAAACAGAGATTGTCACAAAACAAAGAGTTAGAGAGGATAACTATTAATGCAAGCTTATTTGAATAAATTCCCAAAACTCTTTTACACCAAAGACAATAAAACAACGGTAGTCACAAACCTTTTAGTCCGGATTGCCACGATTAAAGGTAATATAGACCCTGCGGCCATTTATTATCAATATGATATCCAAGAGGGTGATACTCCGGAGATTATAGCACACAAATACTATGGTGATTCGGGCTATCATTGGGTTGTCATGTTGTTCAATGATATCTACGACCCATTTTACGATTGGCCAATGACATATCAACAATTTACCGAATTTATTATATCCAAATATGGTAGCCAGGCGGCCGCACTTTCAACCACAAAACAATATGAAAAAATTGTTAGTACGACAGACGGTTATAGCCAGACAACAACATCTAATACTTATATTATTGACTTAACCTCATATACAAATTTAATTCCATCTACTATTACTAAATCATTTCCTAATGGTACCACTGTTAAAATTGAAACTTCTAAGCGTTTATTGGATGCTTACACGCATGAATTGGAATTAAATGAATCAAAACGAAAAATCAAATTAATTAAAAAAGAATTAATTGGCAGTGTTAAAAAACAATTTGATATGTTAATGGGTGCTTAATGAAATATTCGCAAGATTTAACTCTTGATTCTTGTAAAATAACCACATCCAAAGGGTTAACCTATGAATTTAGGTTTGCCATGTTGGAATTTAATTACTATGAGGATTTATATTCCAATTTCATTACTGGTGATATATTAATAAATGACTCAGGTGGTTTCTTGGATACTTGGGGCCTAAATGGAAATGAATATTTAACTTTATCATTTTCTAAGCCAAATTACGATGCTAAGATTGAAAAGACTTTTAGAATATTTAAAGTTTCAAATCGGATGTTGACTAAAGACCAGAACGAAAACTATAG